CGTGAAGCAAGTTGCAAGGCTTGCTTATTGGCTGTTCCCCAGGATCCGGCATTACCTCCCTCTCCCCTTCGCACTGTCTTGGACAGGCGTCGAGGAGAGGTTGGATCAGCTGGACCTGAGGGCCCCGGTTGCTAGTGGTACTCCCACTAGGCCGAGGACTTTGGGTTCGGTTGAGATGAGACGGAGGGTGGCCGCGAAGCTGTCGCGCGCAAACGTGCGTCTTAGGGTTGTTTTGCAATCCTTCGATGCGTGTGTTGCGGCGTATGCCGAGCGTCCACTCTTCGACAGAGGAGTCGATCGTGGCCTGATCCATTGGAAGGATCAGGTGCGGAGCTGGCTCATAAAGACTGCGGCCCATCAGGGCGTGGAAGTTGCGGCACTGGAGCTTAAGAACTTGAGTTCTTGTTGCCGCGCTGCTTGGGTAACTGAAAAGCCCCCAAGCCACTTTCTTCTGCGTTCCTGCCCGCTTCGCCACCGTCGCCGTGCGGCCCTATGGGCGCAACTGTCCTTCCTAGGAAGGGCGTTGCCAGGGGGTACCGCACGGAAGGTGAAGGAGTGCCTGTCTGCTCATAAGAGGGACTTGACATCTTCTTACACGACGAATCCGGAACTTTTACAGTCCCTAAAGGACTGGGTTTCGTCGTGGGCAAAGCGGTACCTCCCCCGCCGCCCTCACCTTTCGCAGAGTATGGGATCGGTCTATTCCGAATCCGCCTCTGTTAGAAAGACGAGGGGACAGGGGGGGTTGGCAGTGGATCTTCTTGAGCTTCTCGAGGAGACGCAGGAGGTCTCCGCACCTTGCCCGGACTGGGTGCCCCACAATGCGTGGGACTTGGTCCTGGCAGAGGTGCGGCAGATTGTCGCTGCCGTCCGGACAACTGACTACCTGCCTTGTGAAGGGCGGGTGGCTGTTGTGACCGAGCGAGGCCTTAAGGTTAGGATCGTTAGCGCGATGGCGCGCAATGAACTGATCTTGGGTCACCTGGCTCGCCGCCGTCTGTTCTTGGGCCTACGTAAGTGGCCTCTAACCAGAACGGCGCTGGAAGGTCTTCCTCGAGACATTGGTGCTGAGCTTCTGGGGTCAACGGGTGTTGTGGTGTCCTCCGATTTGAGGTCCGCGACCGATCTCATCCCCCTCGACGTCGCTAACGCGGTCGTCGAGGGTCTTGAGTCATCGGGGCGGTTCCTCTTCGAGGAGGTTTTGGGTCTTCGCTTATGCGCGGCCCCGCACGACCTCACCTGGCCGGACGGTTCTCGAGCGATCACGTCGCGGGGTATCCTTATGGGACTCCCCACGTCGTGGGCGATCTTGAACCTGTACCATGGGTGGTGCTGGGATGCCGCGGAGCGTCTCGACCCACTCTTGACTACACTCAGAAGCAACCAGGCCCCCATCAT